GCGGTGCCGACGCATCGACATCTGCACACTCAGGCTGGTGCTCTCCTCAAGGCTGTCATACACCACACGCTCAAACCGGCACAGGTACTTGGCGAGTTGCATGACAAAACTGGTCTTGCCGTTGCCGGGGTTGCCCCAGATGAGCCATGTGCCGCTCTTGGCGGGCTTGCCCATCGAGGCCTCCCAGGCTCCGTCGAACTCTATCCGAGGTATTCGCATGTTCAATATCTCGGTGGGGCTGTAGGCGCGTTTCCTCTTGCTCATGGCGCGGTCTTTTTGAGTTTCTCAATCTCAGTGTACACGCGGCGCAGGCCTCCACCGCTCAACGTCACAAGTTGGTTGATGTTCACTCCTGCAGGAGCGTTGACCTGGGCAACCATGGCAGCCTGGGCCTTGAGGAACTTCTGGCGCTCTTTGGCATCGGCAGGGGTGACTTTGCTGAATGTGTCACCGAAGCGGCTCAGCATCTCGGTATAGCCCACTTTCTTGCCCTCTATGGCACGGACTATCTTCTCCTGCAGGCCATCTGCTCCCATCATGTACCAACCGCAAGCGTGCTCGGTGGCGTTCCACAAGGCTTTCAATTCAAGGAAGGCCTCATACTGCAGGTCGCCGGCCTCGTCCAGTATCACTATCGGGGTGTCAATGGTGCGAAGGTAGGCGACAAGGTCTTCATACACGTCACCATACCGACCATTGCTGCTCACGCCGAACTCCTTGGCAATCTTGCGCACGAGTTTGAGTTTGGTCTTGACCTGGCTGCAGTCGATATACACGGCGTGCCTGTGGGTCTTGACGTATGCGCGGGCGGTGAAGGTCTTGCCGATGTTGGGAATGTCGCACATGATCGCGCTCAGGCTTCCCTGCTGGCAGGTCTCGAGTTGGGTGGTGATGAATACCCAGGTAGGGGTCTGTGCGGCGGCCCACGCCATTTCCTGACGCAGCACCACACCGAGGCGGCGGGCTATGCCCACCCAGTTGGCGTCACTCACTTGTCTCTCGTAGTTGCCCTTCTTGATGGCGTTGTAAACGCTGGGGGCAATGCCCAGGGCGACGGCATGCTTCGCGTCGCTGGGGTAATTCTCGCGGTCGGCGGCTATGGCCGACGCTATACGGCTTTTGATTTCTACGGTTATCTCCATTGTTCTAATCTGTTTTGAATGTCGTTATAATTTCGTTCTATACGCTGGCCACAGCGGCTTGCGCCACGGCGGCGGTGTTCATGTATTCGCTGTAGTCGTCATCCTCGTCAGGCTGCTCAACAACCTTGGGCACGGCAACAGCGGCAAGGGCAGCACGTTGCACCGCCTCGCGCTGGTCGCGTTCGATAACGGCGACCTTGGTGATCTTCTCCTCGCGCATCATCTTATCGAACTGGCTGACATACTTCGACTGTTCGGTGTAGGCATCGCGGTCGGCCTGTGTCTGCTCGGCTGTGGCCTCGTTGTATCGCTCCAGCAATTTGCAGGTGGCGATATACTTTTCACCCTGCCACAGGTACACCTCGCCGATATTGCCGGCGGCATCGGCAAGCCAGTAGGCCTCTACCTTGTTGTTCCTCGGCTCAAGTTTCTCAATGTCGCGGGGACTGGGCAAGCGGAACTGCTGGTATTGCACAGTGCAGAACATGTTTTGCTTGATGGTCGTGGCCGTGCAGTTGCCAATATAGCGGTACAGGTAGGGCTTGTCCCAAGGCTTCAGGTCGGGGTTCTGGCGGCTGGCCAGCACGTCCCAGCGGCTCATGCCGGGGTACATCTTCTGGTTGGGGTGCAACTGATGGTTGAAGGCATCAATGGCGGCGAGATCGTCGGCAACGAGTTGCTCAAAGGTATAGGTGGCCTCCTTGTAGGTGTTGTTAAGTTCGTCATACACCTTCTCGACCTTGGGGCGGTTGGCCTCCAGCGAGGCGTACCACCTGCCTATGCCCACCTGCATCCGTTTCTCCACGCCGTACTTCTTGGCGCGGTTCAGGTGCTCGGCGCGTTTCTCGCGCGAGTTGCCTGGGTTACACCATCTGATCAGGGGGAATACCACACCGGCTTTCATAAGCCCGTCGGCAAAGTTCTGCACCAGGTGATGCTCGACCTCGAGCTCGGCGGGCATATACCAGCCATTGCGGTCAAGGGTCTGGAACATGTCACGCATGCAGTCCAGGAAAAGGTCGGTGGTCTTGAGTCGGCTATAGGCGTGGCCGACGACGCAGCCGCTCACCACATCATAGGCATAGTAAGCCTTGACGCGCTGGCCGTTGCTCATCGGTCGGGGCAGGTCACGGTCATCAAGCGAGATCTTGCTGAGGGCATACACACCATTGCGGCGCAGATGGTAAGGACGGTAGCGGTTGTTGAAGTCCCACTGGGTGTCGTGCAACTTGCTGCGCAGCGCTTTGTTCTTGGCGGTGTTGAGATAGTTGGCGATAGTGGCTTCACTCAGCACCAGCGGGTCGCCATTCTTGTCGGTGTAATTGGCGGGGTCATACCACTCGCCAGTCTCGGGGTCGGCAACGGTGATCTCTCCGCGCACAAACATGTTGTACATCTCGGCGACCGTCGTGTTATAGGGACGCTCAGGCCGACTGTCAAGGCTCAGGATCAGCCGCTCTATGCTATAGTTGACCTTGCGCGCGCTCTGGTTCCTGAACTTCTTACTGATAAGAGACTCGTAGCCCTGTTTCTGGAATGTGGAGACACGTTCACGGAAACGGTGAGGCGACAGGGGCAACGTGTGGCCGAACTCGGCCTGGAAGTAACTGATGACACCCGACATCTCACCCCAGTTGATGGTGGTGCCCTGCATGGCCTTGCGCATGATGTTGGTGTCGGCCATCACAGCCACCACAGCCTGCAGCACCGAGGCATTGACGGTGTACTCGTTGATCTTGTCGGGTGGCAAAGGGCTGCCGTCGGCAAAACGAAACCGGGTAAACCATGACCTGGCCTCGGCATCAACTCGGTAGTGACGCTCAAACCAGTCACGCAGCACGTTCTGCTCCATCTCACCATACTTGGCAGTGACGCGCTCACGGAAGCGGCGGGGTAAGGTGGCGACCTCGATAAGGGCATACTCGCCCATGCCGCCGCCACGGCGCACGACGTTGATCTTCTTGCGCGCGCTCAACTGTTTGTAATTGGGTACACTCATAATCGGGGCGAGGGTCTCAACCGGCAAGTCCTGGGGGGCACGGCCATTCAGCACGCGACTGTGACTCCAGTCGGCGACACCGTCCACGACAACCGGACGGTCGTCATAGGTCAGGTCATTGACCGATATACACAATATCTTGCCGTAATACTCCATGTCACAAACTCATTGCCATGCTGCTCACACGCGACTGCAGACGCATGAGGTCGGGAATAGTGTTAACTCGCTCCTGGGTGTGCTGAGCACCGTCAACATACACCGTGGCAAGACCGCCCTGGCGACTCACCACCAGCTTCACACGCTTGCCGAAGGTCTGGGTCATGGTGCCGTCTGAGGTCTCATGGGTGGTCTCCATTTCGTCTCCCTGCCAGTTGGCTACACCGTGCAACTGGGTCAAGGCAACATAACGGATCTTGCGGGCACGGTCACTGTTGAACTTGAACGTCAATGCGTTCCAAACGGTCACACGGCTGCACTTGAACAGCTTGCACAAGTGCTTCTTGGCATCCTCGGTCACATAAATTCGCTTATCCATTGTTCTCGTCTTTTGGTTGGTTGATAATCTTGTCTTGAAGGGCGTCGATGCGGGCAAGCAGCACACACGCACCGGTGTAGTAAGGGTCAACAGTCGCCTCGTAGTCGTTCAATACCACGTCGGCGATGTCAAGGTACTGTTCAATCTCATGACGAGCCGACTGGATGGCGGCGGTCATCTTCAACCCCTGCGAGGCAAGGGTGTCCTTGTCAAGGAAACTGATAATCTTCTTCTCGCTCAT